ACTCGCGGGGTCCGGCCCACCATCACTTTGGGCCGCGGGAGTTGTGGCCGAGGTTTAATTGCCCCGCGCTCGGTGTTCGGCATGTCTTGGAGCAATGCCCCGATCTGGTCTCCCCCGGATGCGATCACACGATCCGTCTCGGAAAACTGATAGTCAAATCCACCGTCAACGCATTCGATTTCGGTTATGAGGTCCGCGCCGTCCCGCCGTGAAGTGGCCGCATGGATTGATCCTCGAAACATCTGCTCAAGTTGTCCCTCATAGCCTGCCTTGAATTTGAGCGGGATGTAACGGCTGTCCTCTTTGTCCTTGGCGATTGCGTTACGGTGATCCTCTTTCATGTTGTACACGCTGATGTCCAGGCGGTTCAGCCCCCCGGAAATGGACTTGTTAGCCTTGAAAGAAACACGGATCGGGGGCCGAAATGTCACCGCACGACCATCGGCTTCAATCGTTAAGCTATAGTCTCTATTGTAACGGGACAGGGGCACCTCGGATCTCCTCCATTTCGTCCGGCATCAATACCAAAATGTCACACCGGCGCGTGGAAAAATCATCGCGGCGCATAGGGTCAAGCCCGAAGTCGCTGTTGTCGCGCACCACGATGTCAAGGGGCATGTTGGCGGACTGGACGTGTAATGTTCCAACTACTAGGCGGATCCCGTTACGCTGTATATCGCCGTATTCCACATCCGCAAACCATGACTCTACCTGTGGTCGCCAATAAAGCGTCAGGTTGACCGTTATCCCTTGTGCTTCGAGGATATGGTTCTGTATGGATTCATCGGTGACGTTTTCCAGCCGGCGCATCAAGGATATCCTATGATGTCAGAGATAAGACTGGTTGGTTCTTCTTGCCCAGACTGCTTGCCTTTGTCCCGGGCCCCCTCAGTTTTACCGCCAGTCCCTTGTCCGGAGTTCGGGAATGCCTCGGCTGGGTCCGTATAGACAGTTTCCGCAAAACGGAGTTGCTTAAAGCTCACCTCAAACTCCACGGCCCGCTGTTGGTTGTCCCGGGTGATCGAGAGGCCCGTGATTGCCATATTATCGTAGCGTCGCCCCTCAAACTCAACGGGCACGATTTGCCGCTCATTCCGGATAGCCGTCAACGTATCCACAAAGCGTTCCCTTAACGGTTTTTCCGGATCCTGATTCCCGAACAGTTCTGCCACATTTTGCCCTTGGTCTACCGCGGTCTGTGCCTCTATGAGAGCATCCCGCGCCGTAGCCTGGAAGGCCTGCACGCGGCCAATCTGAGCTTGTGTACGTCCCGGAAGATATGTGGTCACGCGACCCAGAGTCGAGTTGATCTCGCGTAAACGCTGGAACCGGGGATTAGTCTGGAGAAATACATCTCCTACGTTCCCCGTTACAGAGAAAGTCACCGGCTCAAGAATGATATGGTCATTAGCAAAGCTGCCGTCTTCAAGCCATGCTGTGGGGGCCTGGGCGTTTTGCTCCAGAGTCTGTTCCGTAACCACGGCTGCCTTAAATCCAGCTACGCCTAGCGTCTCGACCTTTTCTTTCTTGCCGGGAGCTTTAAGTAGATCATTAACGGACAAGGCTGCCTCCGCGGGTGTGCTGCTCGGCGTCCCTCATTTGGCGACGTAAGCTGCGATCAACTGAGCGTCCAGCCTGTTCGGGGTTGTCGGTCTGGATGTTGATGTTGTTATTCTGCTGGACCGTTCGAGCATCCTGGAGAGTTCTGTTGCTCACCATCCCTCCGCCCCTAAACTGTTGCTGTTCGCGGGGCTGCTGATCTCCACCCCCAAATCCAAACATATTTGCGAGGCCGCCCAAGGGTTTTGTGATCGTCTCGATCCAAGACCACATCCATTGGAAAAGATTCTGGAATGTCTGCTTGATATTGTCCACGGCCTCTTTCCCCGTGTCCTTCATGTGGCTCCAAATCCCGGCCCAAAAGTCAGCGGAAAACATATTGCCGAGCCATCCCATGAACGTCTTAAAATCATCAACGATCTGCTGCAAATGGGGCTGAATGTCGATCCCGAAAAACTCTTGAAAGAAGTCGGCGATTACGGATTTGCCGCCGCGGAAGGCAACAATCAGGTCATCCAAGATCAGCAGCAAAGCCACAATGCCGCCTATGAGCCAGAACACGGGGTTGGCGTAAATGGCAGAATTGAGAGCCCAGGTCACAGCTTTCCAGGCCGCAAATAGTCCGATGGCAGTCCCGATGAATGGAGCGAGCCGACTTATTGCGGCTGTCAGGTTGCCAATCCACTCTCCGAGCCATTGCACACCATTCACGATCAAATTCTTGTTGCTGACCAACAGCTCCTGCATCCACTCGTTGAACCGCTCAAGCATCGGGGCGAGGCCTACGGCGATAAGCGTCTTGATCGTATCTAGACCAAAACGCAATTCCTCCATAGAGTTATTGAATTGATGCGTGTCCTCGGTATGCTCTCGGGTGATCTCCCCGTAGCGCCTGGCCGCTGCCGTCATGGCCCTAAATTCTTCGCTAGACATGCGGAGCATTCGGACCAGGGACGGATCAATCCCGATAGACGAGGCCAGGGTTTGCGCCTCCTGGAGCGAGATGTCCATCTCCTTGAAGCGAGTCCGGACCTCGCGCAAAATCTGCTCGGCGTTCTTGAGATCCCCGTTACTATCCCGCACCGAGATACCCAAACGGGCGAAGTCTTCTGATCCCTCCAAGGCGGCTTGACCGATTTGGTCATTGAGGGACTGTACGGAAGATTGCAGGGTCTGAGCATCGGAGCCTGTCTTGTCGGCCACCAAGCCCCACTCGCGCAAGAACTGTACGCTTACCTGCGTCTGTTTCTGCATGTCTATAAGAGGCTGGAGGCCCGACAGGACAGAGGTGGTCCAGCGGTGCATAGCTCCGGCGGCCACGCCCAGGGCAGCAGCAGTCGCCCCGAGGAGAGAGATAGAAGAGGACAGATATTGATTATATTGATCGAGAGGCTGTGGGGAGCCCTGGAAACTGAATTTTGTTACAAGCTCATTAACCGTCGCCATTCCGGGCCTCCCACATCAGGTGTTCCTCAATATCCGCCTGGATGTTTTCGAACTCAATCAGGTCAAGGACTTCCGGGGTATCTAGCTGTTGCATCTCCCGAAGCGTCCCGTATCCGCGCCGGGCCAACTGCATGAGGATCATATCTGTCTCATCAATGTTGGAGTATTCGATGAACCGCCGCCCGTCCCGGCGCGGAGCTATTGTAAGCCTGTAGGGGCGGCGGGCATGAAAGGGTAGCTGATCACTCCCAGGGCCGTGGAGATCAGTGTCACATAGTCCTGTGGGTAGTTGTCCCAGTGGTTGTTTAGCTTGTTGAGGGATGAGTCATTATAGGTCACGTTGCGCTCAATGATCTGCTCGACTTCTTGGAACTCGGGGGACTCCAACCACCAAAAGTCCCCGCGTTGCATATCCTCTTGAATCTTGGTCATAAAGGCGAAGACCTTGCGGCGCTCCTTGTGCGTCATCTTATTGAAGACATATTCGCGCCCGTTGATTTCCGCCTTGCCTTCCTCATAGACCGCTTTAATCTGGTTCATAGCTTGCTGCTGCTGGTCTTCAGCGGCCATGTTTTACAACCTCCTGCGGGCATTGCGGAACCTTATCACGTATTGCATCACCGCGTTCCCGTCCTGCGTGTTTTTCGTCTCGGTGGGTTGGTCGGTGATGCTCCCTTGCTCCAGGATCCACGATTCCTCGCCGTCGTTACCGTCACGGACGAAGCTCTCCTTCAAGGATCCCTCGATGATCTCCGGGAACTCCTGATTACGGATGCTGTTAAGGAAGGTGTCGTCCTCGCTAAACTTCTGGATCCGCACGGTAAGATCATGGACATTGCGGTCGTTCCGGCTCGTAATGGTCACGGAGTCGGGACGTACACCATTGATCTGGGCGCTATGCGGGTTGGCCGGAGCAAGCTCAATGCTGTCGCCCTCCTGCAGATCCTGCATCACGCGCCCGTTGAGGGTCAGCGTTGCCCCGTCCGCGGATACTCTGATGGCTGGCATATTTCTATCTCCTCACATTGAGGGTGTTACAGATCGAAGACCACGATCACGTCTGCCTTATGGATCGCCCCGGCGTTCTTAACGGCCACCTGGATGGGCGGGCTGATCCGGGCCTGCCGATCCTCTTGGGACTGATCGGCCAAGTCTCCGGCCAGAACGTAGTAGCCATTCTCTCTGATCGACCGGTAGAATGTCTCCCGCTGCCCGAAATAATCCGGACGCAACCACTCGCCGGGGGCAAACACCCCCGCCCGCACGAATTGCCGGATGGTCTTCTCCGTGCGGTCCACAATGGATTTGACGCCCGGCGTGGTCTGCGGAACTTTAGTTGCCGCGCTACCGAGGAAGTTGAACAGGTCGGTCTCCACGCTGTCGATGAAGGCAATGATGTTGTAACGGTTGTCCACGAAGTTGTTGGCCCCGGAAGTCCGGACCCATGGCCTGTTCTTGGTCTGCACGTAGAGATCGAGCCCCACCGTTTCGGCGTTGTCCAGCTCGGTCTGGGTGAAAGCCTCGGGAGTGATCCCGCGCAGCACCTTGAGGTGAATAGTCATCGCCGTGTTTTCGGCGCTGAAATTGACGACATGCGTGCGGGCCATATAGGCGGTTGCGAACTTGCGATCTCCGTCTTTCCGGTAGAGCATCCGGAAATTGTCGTTTCCAGCTTGTGTGACGGCCCACACGGGGTTGTTGTCCGTGTCCAAGGCGAAATAGTCCGTGCCAGTGGCCGGATCGAATACGTTATAGATCAGCACCTGGTTCGACTGCGCCCAGGAAGCAACGCCGCTCACCTGATCATCCGCGATGGAAGGGATAAACACCAGGCCCCGAAACTTGACTTCCTCCTTCAGGGCGTCCAAGGCCTCGATCTTGGTTTCAGCGGTCAGCGTGGTGCTATCCTCGCCCTGAGTGAGCTCGGCTCCGCTTCCTTCAGTCAGATTGAGCAGGTCGCCGATGAAAGTCCCGGTCCCCGGATCGGTCACGAAGGTAAGGCTCGATGTGCTACCCGTGGTGTCAGAGGTGATCTTGATGGAGCTCGTCAAGGCCTCACAAGTGGCGGACGGGGTAGCCACATCCAGTTCCGCGTCGATCACACCGGCAACATCCGCCAAGCTCGAGATTGAGGTGAAATCCAGCCCGGCGATATTGACGGTGGTCCCGTCCACGTCGATGTCAAAGGCCCCATCGCTCACCTTGCGGATTTCATCAATCACTAGCTGCGAGTTGAGATCGCCGCCTTCCAGGGTGGCCGCTGTGGCATCCACGGTCTCGTCTCCAGACCTCCAGTAGCCAAAAATAAGGCTACCCCCGGCATCCAGCGGGTTGGGCGATTGAGAAAAGAACGTGCGGGCGTGTTGAGCTTCCCGGGAAAGGGAGCCGAAATCATTCGCCACACCATCGGAGCTGCCATAGGCTTTGTAGCGGTTGTTTGAGTCGAGCGGTCCATTCAGGTTGTCCGTCACAAGCATCACCGCGTTAGGGTTGTCCGTGTCCGCGGTCGGGGGAGCCCGGAGAAGCGACACGTTGACAACCTCGCGAATGGGAGTGTTGGCTGTAGCCATCTTATCTACCTCGCGTTATTGGTCGTTGAAAAACGATGTCCAGACGGTATCAATGTTAGCCTCGTCGATCCTGCGGAGATCAACGGTCTCAGTGTAGAGCCATTCGATGTTCAGGGCAACCTCGATGCGTTCTCCGTATTGTTGCCCGGTCAGGGCTTTGGCGTCAATTACCGTCTCCGGGGAAAAAACGGCGATCCCGAGCTGTTTTTGGAGCTCCCGGGACGGCTGAGAGCGGCGCAGAGCAATCAGCTTCATGGCCCGGTCATGGGCATTGGGGCCGTAGAAATTGAGCGTGATCGGGATGGAATACAAGACCCCGATGGTCTGCTCTTCCGCGTCCCCGTCAAAGTCGAGGTTAGACGACTTGGGCGTTCCGGATCCTAAGCTATCCACGGTAATGTAGGCCGTCTCGAAGTCCTCGCGTTCAAAGTTACGACGGCCAATCAAAATCAGGGATTCATCGTAATTGAGCAAATCCCGGACCCACAGGGCTACTAAGCGGGTGGCCTCATTCATGCCGTGACCTCAAGCTGCGCTTCGTTTGTATCCTCGCCGATCACCTTGCAAAATCCGTATCTGTCCCAGGGGTGCCGGGTGATGATCTTATAATCCTTGCCGTCAAACTCCACTAACTCGCCCACCTCGATCTCCTGGACAGCGTGGACCATGATGTATTGGAGCGCAAAGTCAATACCGTTGAGTTCCTGCAGCTGTTTGGGATCCGCGGGCTGGATCAGGGCGTCCACCGTGCGGGCTGTAACCGTAATTTGCTCTTCGAAATCCACAGTGGTCACGGTCTTGGTCTTGACCGTGCGGGGCTTGGCATTGCGGGCAACCAAGTTGCTCATGTTAATAGAGCTCAGTCTACCCATCACGGATCACCCATGTAATGCTGTTGCGAAGCGTTCCTGTATCGACCAGCACTTGGCTCGATCCCTTAGCGAGTTTGGTGGCAGGAGAGATATCCGGCCAGTTGCCATAACCACGCGAGGTAAACGCACCGCGGCTGACGTTGGTAGCCTTGGCCCCGATAACCCCCAGGGCTTGGTCAACGCTCGCCCCTTCAACCACAGCCATCCATTGATTGTCGATGGCTGCCCGGATAGAGTCAGCTTCGACGTTGAATGGGGTCCGGAGGAAGGACCGCTGCGGCACACCTTCGCCAAACTCATGCTGTGCGCCCACCTCAATGACCGTCTCTCCGGATTCGTACACCTTCGAGGATCCAGACTCCGCGGGCAAGCCTACGTCCACGGATTTGCCGTTCATCTCGCGGATAGCGTTTGCCATGTGCTGGGTCTTTTGTAGCACTTGCTCAGGGGTCATACAAAGTACGCTCCGGCCACGGTCCGCAGCAGCATCAGGTAACGCTGCCCGTATTTGGTGGAGCCAAAAAAGTGATCAAAAAAGCTCATGGATTCCTGGCCCTGGTAGCTAGCCGATAACCCACCCGCGCTCTCGCTCGTGACGTTCTGGATAGCCCCGGATCCGGATGTCTTCTCGTGGACCAACAGATGGGCGAGGAGGTTGAGCACGATCTCCTCGTTGCCCTCGTATTTTCGGCCATAATAGAAAGGCCAGGCATTCTCCAGGGCATCAAGGTATGTCTCGTCCTCGCTCTGCGAAAATTCCGGGAACCGCGCCCAAAAAGCTAATTTGATGTCGGCCCAGGTCGCCATGTTAGCTCACCTGTTTGAAAGCGCCGGTGTTGATCGCGTGACGGACCACGCGCATGTAGCGTTCCGTCATCTCGCTAGGATAAAACGACGTTTCCTGCCCTGGCTGTAGCACTTCATGCCCCAATCCTTGCGGGTTGCGAAGGTTGTTCTTGACCTTCATGGGCTTTTCAGAATTCTCGCCCTTGGTCCCGGCACCTGCTGCCTCCCCTTCCACAGACGGCCCCATATCTTCGTTGATTCGGGCTGAAATATCATCCCCGACCCCATCCGAGGCCGCAGGGGACTGCGGAATATGCGGAGCCAAGCTGGAC